GTATAGGATGGCTGCTCCTCATATTCCATGTCCGGTATTAAACCGTCATTTTTCGGTATCATATCCTCGCCCCCTAATATTTCTCGGCAACAAGATATTTCTGACCGCCCTGCTGCCGGATAAGGATCACCTTATCGCCACTCTTTAACTTGTTGTGTATTTTCATCGGATTCTTGCTTGTGATCCCATCGCCGCCATCTGTGGACATGCTAAATGTCATATCCACATCATAATCCTGGACATTTCTTGTCATTACGAGGAAATCCGATGTAAGCGTCAGCTTCTTGTTGCTGTCAACCTGTATCTTGAGTGGACTTTCACTCACCACTGTGCCGTACAAAAATGTACTTGGGCTGGATGATTCAATATAGTTCTTTACGATCTCTGCGATCGTTTCCCGCAGTGTTGTTCCCATTCCATCACCTCTTTTATGCTATAAATTCGCCGCCGATCAAAGTCAGATCCATTGTATGCTCGTTGTTTTTAAATGTGTGAATTGCCTTTTCCACAACCATGAAATTATTTACCGTAATGTCTCCGAGATTCAAACTAATCATCGGTGATGTTCCGGCACGCACACGCACATCTCCCCATGCTTCTTTTACCGTAAGGTTTCTGGTCTTCTTATTATAATAAGAAAGCAATGCATTTACCTTGCTGGCTCCGTTTTCTCCATCCTTTAAGGTATCGTAATACTGCAACAGTCCCCAATCATTGATATGAGAACTGTCTCTTGCCATATAAACATCCCGCTTGCCGGTCTTTTTATTGTCATAGGTAAGCTTGATCTGATTGTACGTCTGATCATCAATACTGGATGTATAATCAAAATCCTGCCCGGTATCCGCATCTATCAACAGCCCAACTTTCAGATCTGCAATATTCTGTAATGCGATTTTTCCAAAATCATCATACAGGACATATACTTCCTTACAGTTTAACAGCGTTTTGTCCAACGCATTTTGCACTATATCAAACAGTGTTTTATTGGATTCAATCTGCTGCGGTATCACATACTCAGTATCTGCAATATCTCCAGCCACCAGGTAGAAATCATCACAAATGCGCTGTAGTAATTCTCCGGCAGTGATGCCTTTATAGCAGTATGTATCTTTGTTTTTGAAGTACCGTAACTGATCGTAACAAGTCACCTCAACAAGCCTATCCTTTGTCCGGGATTTTTTAAAAACATATCCGTAAAAAACCTTTGATCCGTCTACCTTGAACTGTACCGGATTCCCTTCGGTGAAATTCAGCGCATCATCCTGTACAACTGTAAATGTCAGTTTGCCCGGAGATCCCTTGCGAACAGTTTCCCACTTGATTCCTTCCTCTACAGGCGGTACATATGCTGTTGTACCATCAAAAATTGTTAATTCACAATTCATATCATCGCTCCCTATGGTATTGTCAGCTTTTGTCCAGGATATATCAGATTAGGATTTCCGCCTACCACACCTTTATTTGCATTGTATATAGTCGGATAAGATGATCCTTTGCCATAAAACTGCCGCGATATCTTCCACAAACAATCACCCTTCTTGACAGTATAGGTTTTTCCACCGCCACCCGTGCTCTTTCCGCTTCTTGTTGATCCATTCCTCGACATAGAATGCTTCGCAACATTGACCTGGAATGTTTTTGTTCCATAATCCCGGTATTGTTTCAGCTTTACTGACACAGTGACATCAAATCCATCTTTACTCTGCTCTACTGGTGACCATTCTTCCAACGTGCATTTAATATTGGTGCTGTCCAATGCCGTACCTCCGGGAAGGGCTCTTGCAACAATAAATTGAAACGTCTTTTTCTCATCCATCAGATGCTGCAGAATATCTGTGTAATACTTTGCACGGTGGAATCCATCCAGATAGCGTGCAAACGGATACTGTACATTTGGCAACAGGAAGTCCGCGGATATGTCCTGCAATCCTTCTGTTTTTATCATGTTGACTTCCCCATCATTGATCAGTGTCACTGTTTTGTTCTGTCCATTATGTTTAATCGTAAGTTTCTCCGGTGATACCGGGAACAGCATTCCATTGATGTAAAAATCATATGACATCGCTTCTCCTCCTTTCATAAGTTTACCCGCCTACTTCCGTAAGCGGGTAAACATTATCCTTCTGCTCCAATATCAATCTGCTCATTCAGCACACCATTGATATAATCCGGTATCGCATCCAGATCAGACATATTGTTCACCTGATTTGTGACACCGCCCATGTCAATGTTCACCTCAGTAAATACCGTTCGGTCAATTACTTCTCTTTCTGCAATGTCTCTCAGATACTTCAGATCTTCGTCCGTGATGTCCATCGAATCAGCTATTCTTGCCGTATCCCCAGCTGTATCTCCTGTGTTGGCGGCAATATCGTTTAATTTGGAATCTCCAAGCAAAGAAGAGTAATCACTTGGTGAATTATTACCTCCTCCCAGATCCTTCTGATTGAAAAGATCTGTCAGTCCAGAAAACTTGTCTGAAACCTTATCTGAAACACCATCTCCCCATTCGGCACCTGATTTATATGCATCCTGCACCCAGCCATCTTTGAAAGTATCATATGTATTCATCCCTTTATCCCAAGCATCCGAAATACTATTGTATTCCTGTTTACTGTCTGCCGCCGCTGCCGCTTTAGATGCATAGGTGTCTGCCGCAGATTCCAGACCGCTCACATCAAACTCTACAAATGGTAATGAGTTAAGTGCATTTGCGATTTTTAAAATAACTCCACATGCAGCAGATGCAAAATCATAAAAGAATTTTTCCGCATTTGCCAACCCATTGTGAAATGCAATCGGAATATTCCCAGCAATAGCTGTGATTACATTCCAAATTGCAATTACGACATCTGCTGCAGTTAATCCGAAATTTTTGAAGAACTGCAAACCAACATTAACGGCTCCACAAAAGACACCAAAAGCCGTTTGTGCTGTACCACCCATGTTTGCAATATGTGTACAAACCAATGCTATTACTACTATTAAAGCAATAATAAGCAATATGATCCATGTAAGCGGGCAAGACAACAATGCCGTATTTAATCCATACTGAGTTGCTGTTGCTGCCGCCGTTGCACTCGCTTCTGTTCCAGTAGCTGCCGCATGCGCGTATGATGCAATGCATGCCGCAATTTTGATTCCATTTGAAACAAGCTCCACCGCATTGGTAATTCCAACATATGTAGCGTATAAAACCAACGCGGCCACTACTCCATAGACCACCGGACTAATCATAGACCAGTTTTCAACCACAAAATCGCCTGCAGCTGACAAAGCATCACCTACCATAACTGCTGCATTCACCACTAAATCCATATGATTCGCAATCGTATCCAACGTATTTTCTATTGTTTTTCCAAACATCTGGACCATTTCCATTGTGCTTGGGAGCCCTTTAGATGCTAATGCCGCATCTAAATTGTTAATAACTTCAACCCATCCTCGATTTACTGCTGCCTCCATATTAGCAAATGTTGTTGCCCATGTAGCACCGGCATTTTTAGCCGCGCCGTTCGACAACCCCGTATCCATTGCTTGACTTACTACATTAATAAATTCAGCTGCTGATATTGTTCCATCACTCAACTGATCTTTTACATCACTGACTGATTCTCCAACCGCATTGGCGTATATTTCAGCTGCGCCAATTCCGGCATCAAACAACCGATCTAACTGATCCGCTTCTACCGTTCCTTTGGAGTACATCTTGCCGATTGCATCCACAACACTTTCAAGTTGTTCGTTTGTTCCCTCGCCGTAAAAACTAACTGCATCCGCCCAAATACGAACCTGTTCCGTAGCGGCTCCCAATGACATACCGCGAGTAACAAACCCCTGTGTTGCCTTACTTGCAACATCCAGACCATACGCCGTACCCAGTGTTGTATCTTTCAATTTACTAAGAGCCGCATTTGCCAGATTCGCATCTCCAGTTATTGTTGTTACAGTCTTCTGGAATCGATTCATGGTATCAATTCGCGTAAATGCTCCACTCATATCCATAACCCCAACACTTCCAAGTACATTTTTTACAAGCCCAATGGCATTGTTGGCAACTATAATAGCTTTCTCCCATCCTTTAAATCCGCTTTCCACGCGTGACACTTTAGGCTGGCATGCTTCCACCTCATTGTTAAATTTATTTTGAGCCTGTATATTATTGTTGATACTCCTATTCAAAGCATCTGCATTTTCCTTTGCTGTATTGACTGGTATGTTTGGACTTTCCATTGCTGCATTCATTTCATCTAATGCAACTGTAGTCTCGGCAATTTTATCTCTTGCGACCTGTAATGACGACGTATCAATATCTGTGCTCATTGCTTCCGACATGTCATACATAGATCCCATCGCAATATTTATCGTATCAATAATTCCATACAGCACACTACTAAATCGATCCTGTAATTCTATTGCGGTCATAATTGACGCCATGCCATCACCTGCCTTTCTTTCTTGCTTTTGCCTTGGCTTTCTTTGCTTCCTCTTTTTCCTTTTCGATCCTAACCTGTATAGATGCTATCAAGAACGCTTTTTCCTGCTCATCCATTGCGGCAAATACAGACGGAAGAATATGTAATTTTTGAAGGGCATAGTGAGCATAGTTAAACTCGCTATCCCCTTCCTCAATTAGTTTTTTACCTCTTCCACCTTATCGTCCAGTGTCTTGTCAAATCCCTGGAATTTCTGCACCCATTCTTCCAACGCGTTGTATTCTCCAGGATCATCTACCAGTGCAAGAAGCAAGTCTTCCGGTGACATAACGCCGTAAGAATCCTGCAACTCCTTGTTGTAAAGATCCGGTACCACAATGGATGCAGCAACCAGTTTCGTCATGTAACTAGATGGGTTAAATCTCGGGCGAAACATGTTTGGTTTTCCTTTTACCGGAACATCTACTGTGCAGGAATCCCGCAGATCTTCATTTTCTTTTGATGTAATGTGACGGAATTCAAATTCCAATGGATCTCCTTTTTCATCCGTCAAGCTTTTGGTCGGTGCATACTTCTCATTTGCTCTTACTTTCTTGTTCTGTTTCATGAATCTTGTAAAATTTGACATATCAATGTCCTCTCTTTCTTATTATTTTTGTATATAAAAAGAGAGCCTATTTCTAAGCTCTCTAATTACCTATCCATTATGCTTCCGCTGTGTTTAGTAACATTTTTCTTTTCGCCCTAGCTATAGCACGATCACATAGTGCATTTACATAGTTGTCGACCTTTTCACTCCTAAGCTTTTTCCTCTTTTCCTTTTCAAACCAGTCCTTTCTAAAATTCTCAATAGTTTCTGGTGACATATCATCCATTTCCCTTAACAACTCCGCTGTCATTTTCTCGACTTCTTTCACGATCATGCC